ATTGTAACAAAAGGCACCCATGACGAGGATGTCATGAGAGTCTTGGGAAATAAAGATATGCGGCAGTCCGCTTTGATTGAGGCGGTACGGGCAAGGATTGGAGGTTAAGGTATGCGAGAAAGGATAGAAACGCTGATTCGTGACTACCCGAAAAATAAAATGGAATTGAAGTGCCTGGAGCATCAGATCCGCAATTTCCGTGGTATCACCGAGGAAGAGATGATCGATACCATGTACTTCACACAGCCGGAAGGCGAACGGGTGCAGACCAGCGGTGTTTCCGATAAGACCGCCAGAATTGCTATGAGTTACCGTGAGCGGATGGATGCCATCAACAAGGATTGGTATGAGCATCTGGAAAGACAGTATGTGGCATTGGCAGAGGAAGTCGGATTCTTTGAGAGTGCGGTCAAAGCCCTCCAGGGCAAGATGGGAGAGGTCATGCAGGATATGATTTTCTCCCAGACCTCCTGGGACGACCTGGCAGAGAAACACTATGTGAGCCGCAGAACCATTGGTCGTTACCGCCAGAAAGCCATTGATGACCTGGTAGTTCTGTATGAAAAGCACGAGGCCGAGATGGTGGCCTATATGTTGAGTTGAGGTGAATGGGTATGTGTAAACGAGGCGATATTTATTTTGTAGATTTCGGTCAGAACATAGAGAGCAACAAGCAGTGCGGTATCCGTCCGGCGGTCATCGTGAGCAATAATCGTGCAAATGAGCATTCCCCGGTGATTACGGTAGTGCCACTGACTGGCAGGACATATAAGAAACGGCATCTTCCCACCCATGTGTTCATTCCCAAAAGCTGTGGGCTGGACAGGAACAGTCTGGCTCTGGCTGAACAGGTGGAAGCTATCGATAAGAAAAATCTGCGTGAGAAGCGAGGCCACATTTCCGATGCTGCAGTCATGGAGCAGATCACAAAGGCTCTCCAGATACAGCTTGGCGTGGACGACCGATATAACTAAAAGGAGTAGCTGACTTGTGGTGGGGTCAGCTACTCCTTTTCTGTGAATTTGCATTATTCTACTGGCTCTGCGCTTTCTGCCATTTTTATAATTTCCGAATCATCTATGGTGTTAGGGTTGTATTCCAGTACATAGCTGACCTCTGGGTCATAAGTCCAGCATAGGTATGCCTTGTCGTCCTTTTTATATAAAGCACCGTACCAATTCTGAATCATCATCTCCTCACAGCTGTCCATATACTCTGTAGGAAAAAGTACATTTAATGCTTCAGTGTTAAGCCCGGTTACGGAAGACGGATCTCCACCTTCGTAATAAGTAGTTTTCAGGATGCGGTAGTAGATGTTGTCTTCGTCATCGCCGTTGCCGTAAGTTATTGTTGCGGCAAGTTCGGTCATGGATACCTTCTTCAAATCTTCACCTAACACCTCTTTGGCGGCTGACTCGAATTTTTCTACCATGTTATCAAAATTGTCATCCTCTTTGTGGTTATTTGTGAAGATCACTGCTATGACGGCTGCAATAAGTACGATAACAGCTAATATGATAATTAGTACCTTTTTCTTCATAGTCCTCTCCCCGAAAAGCGTTAATGTTTCATAGTATCACCAGGTGCAAGCATCATGCCGATGCCGAAGATGACATCTTCTGGTGTCGGACGGTCACCAGTATAGTGTATCTTTTCCCAGTTCTTACGCACCTGTGGATCTGGGTTATCGAAGGCAGCATCGATAGCAATCTGCATTTCATGGTACACGTTCTCCGGCGTGGTGTTATTGTCCTTGGCGATTTTTTCGAGTATCATTTGAAAGTCAGTATTCATTGGTATGTATCTCCTTTAGAATTGATTATAATTCTCATGGGATTACTATACCACATTTCTTTTGTCGATGGGTGGGAAGTTTTGTCGAATGCGAAAAAAATTTATAAAAAAAGTGGGAAAGAGCGATCTGCTCCTTCCCATCACTTGTCCAGCAACGCTCGGATTGCGTTTACGATGCGGTTTTGGTCTGCTTTTGGCAGCTTGGCAATAGAATCTGATAGTTCAGAAGAGACACTGTCACTGGCATGGTCAATTACATCAAACAGGAGCGCGTCAGCAGAAACGCCCAGCACATTTGCGATAGCGACAAAGGTCTCCAGCTTGGGTGCCTTTACCCCACGCTCGATCACACTGATGTGGTTCCGGCTCATATCCAGTGCAGCAGCGAAGTCCTCCTGGGTCATGCCCTTGGCCTCTCTGGCAGCTTTGATTCTTGCTCCAATCGCTTGTAAATCCATCGTAACACCCCCTTCTGGAATGAATTGTAGTTCTGAAATAATTATATCCGCACCCCAATTTTCCATACAGCAACCTACGGGTGTCAGAGTAATTCCAACGGAATGCAAAATAATGAAAAGTTGGCACTGATGTGGCACTGGTCTGACACTGACTTGTCCAGAGTTTTGTGATATTATTAGAATCGCCAAGAGGTTTAGAGAGTCTGAGGGATTTCCCCCAGGCTCTTTCTTTTTGGCCGGGTGTGACTTTCATCCTTTCACACACCCGTACATACGAAAGGAGGATTTGTCCGTATGATATTTACAAGTGAGCAGGTGTCCTGTGGGCACCCGGATAAAATCTGCGACCAGATTTCGGATGCCATTGTCACCGACTGTCTGGCCCATGATAAAAGAAGCCGTGTCGCTGCCGAGTGTATGATAAAGGATTTTGACATCATCATCGCTGGCGAGATTACTTCCAGCCACACCCCCGACTATGAAGCTCTTGCAAGAGAGGTTCTTAAGCGTATCGGTGTTTTTGGTGCGGAGGATTTCCGTATCCAGACATTCATCAGCAAACAGAGTGCAGATATCGCCCTCGGTGTGGATGGGAATGCCGGAGCGGGAGATCAGGGCATGATGTTCGGCTATGCCACAAACGAGACCCCTGAAATGCTGCCGATTCCCTATGCGGTAGCTACACACGCCCTTCAGCTTCTTCGTGAAGTAGGCTGCCCGATTCTGCTCCCCGATGCCAAGAGCCAGGTTTCCTATGATTATGAAAGTGGTAGGATCACCACCTTCCTTATCAGTACCCAGCATCTGGAGGGTACGACCGTTGAGGATATTCGCCCCATTGTGGAAGCGGTCATGGAGACTGCAGCCCAGGACTATGGTCTGAATACCGACTTTGAAAAGCTGGTCAATCCGACTGGGCGTTTTGTGGTGGGTTCTTCTTTTGCGGACTCTGGTCTGACTGGAAGGAAGATCATCGCCGATACCTACGGAGGTATGTGCCGACACGGTGGCGGTGCCTTTTCCGGCAAAGACCCTACAAAGGTGGATAGGAGTGGAGCCTATGCCGCCCGCTACATTGCAAAGGACATCGTCCGCCAGCAGTATGCTGACCGATGTGAAGTCCAGCTGGCCTATGCCATTGGTGTTGCCGAGCCTGTTTCTGTGTATGTGGATTGCTTTGGTACGAACCGCATCCCGGAAGTAGACATCGTGGATTACATCCTTACAGAATACGATCTGACACCGAGGGGAATTATCACGGCGTTGGGACTGCTGGATGTGGACTACAACAAAGTTAGTTCCTACGGTCACTTCGGTAAGGCTGGGCTTCCCTGGGAGGATTAAGCTGTGCCTCGCAGACCTAACACACCCTGCAAACATCCCGGCTGTGGTCGGCTCGTTCCTTACGGCACGATGTACTGTGAGGAACACGCCCCGCTCCACTACCATGACACCAAGACCACAAAAGAGAAAGGATACAACAGACGGTGGCAGAGAGCCAGAAAGACATTCCTTGCAGCCCACCCCCTGTGTGTCCGATGCCAGCAGAAGGGAAAGATTGTGCCAGCCACAGTCGTTGACCACATCGTTCCGCATAGAGGTGACCAGAAGCTGTTCTGGGACCAGAAAAATTGGCAGCCTTTGTGTAAGTCTTGCCATGACACCAAGACCATGACCGAGGATCGCTACCAGGACTACCATTATTGACAGCCCCAGGGGCGGGTCAAATCTCTACAGCTTTTCATAGCGGAGACCGGCCTGGGGTCACGTGTGAATTTTCGCAGAATTAGCCTGGGGGGATACCCCAGAAGCTGGTCTGCGAATGAAAAAATGGATATGAAACACAAAAAGAGCCATTGTTTCCAAGGTTTCTGTAACTTGGGGACGATGGTTCTTTTGCGAAATTGTTTTATTTTAGACCGTCAAAACATCCGCAAAATGGGGTGTTTTCGGTCTGTTTTACTTTTAAGCGAAAGGATGTGAAGCAATGACAGAATTTCAAGCGAAGCAGATACGGGACCTGCGCCTGCAGGGTACGGGATACCGAGCCATTGCTTCAGTCGTTGGCTTGTCCCGTGACATAGTCCGTAACTACTGCAAGAGCCACGGGCTGGATGGGTACGCATCTGTTCTGACCATCAACATGAAGGAGCAGATGTTAAAAGGCCAAGCCTGCCTTGCCTGCGGTAAGGAGATCGTGCAGCCGATGACTGGGCGAAAGCGAAAGTTCTGCTCAGATGAATGCAGACGGAGTTGGTGGTCGGCGCACCAGGATGACCTCAAGAAAAAGCCGACTGCCTTTTACGAAAAGGAATGCGCTTACTGCCATAAGCCCTTTACTGCTTACGGCAATAAGAACCGAAAATACTGCTCCCATGAATGCTATGTCCGAGACAGGTTCTTCTGGGAGGAAGAAGGACGGGAGCCGTACATTGGCCCCGCCGCCAGTGAGGAGGAAAATTCATGAGTGCAATGCAATGGAAAACCCTGTCGGTGGATGCACTCCGTCCGGCAGCGTATAACCCCCGCAAAAAGCTGAAGGCTGGGGATAAAGAATATGAGAAAATCAAGAACTCCATTCTGGAGTTTGGATATGTAGAGCCTATCATCGTCAACTACGACATGACCGTTATCGGCGGTCACCAGAGACTGACGGTTCTGAAAGACCTGGGCTACACGGAAGTGCAGTGTGTGGAAGTCCATATTGAGGATGAGAACAAGGTCAAGGCTCTGAACATCGCCCTTAATAAAATCACGGGTGCTTGGAATGAACAGCTTCTGGCTGACCTCATCGTTGATTTGCAGTCCGCCAATTTCAATACGGACTTCACTGGCTTTGAGGCTCCAGAAATCGAGCAGCTTTTCTCCAAAGTCCATAACAAGGACATCAAGGAGGATGACTTCGATGTGGATGCGGAACTGCAAAAGCCCACGATGTCCCAGGCTGGGGATGTGTGGCTCTTGGGCAGACACCGCCTGGTCTGTGGCGACTCTACTCTGCCGGAAACCTACACCAAGCTGATGGACGGTAAGAGAGCCAACCTGGTTCTGACCGACCCACCTTACAACGTGGATGTAGAAGAAACCGCTGGCAAAATCAAAAACGACAATATGCCGGATGAAGATTTCTATAAGTTCCTCTTTGCCATGTTCGTGAATGTGGAACAGAACATGGAGCGGGATGCCAGCATCTATGTATTCCACGCTGACTCCAAGGGCCTGATTTTCAGACAGGCATTCCACGATGCTGGGTTCTACCTTTCTGGGTGCTGTATCTGGAAGAAGAACGCACTGGTGCTGGGTCGCTCTCCGTACCAGTGGCAGCACGAGCCTTGCCTGTTCGGTTGGAAGCTGGGCGGTAAGCACCAGTGGTATTCTGACCGAAAACAGACCACCATCTGGGAATATGACCGTCCGAAGTCCTCCAAGGAGCATCCGACCATGAAGCCTGTGGCACTGATGGCATATCCCATCCAGAACTCCTGCATGAGTAACTGCATCGTGCTGGACCCGTTCCTGGGTTCCGGCTCCACGCTCATTGCCTGCGAGGAAACGAACCGCATCTGCTACGGCATCGAACTGGACGAGAAGTTCGCCGATGTCATTGTCCGCCGCTATATCGAGAAGGTGGGCGGCAGCGATGGTGTGTTTCTGTTGCGGGATAACGTAAAGATCCCGTACTCGGAGGTGGAGCATCATGAATAAGAAACTGACCCTCGGCAGCCTGTTCGATGGGTCTGGTGGCTTTCCTTTGGGCGGCTTGCTTTCTGGCATCACACCTGTGTGGGCATCGGAAGTCGAGCCGTTTCCTATTATGGTCACTTCCAGGCGGCTGCCGTTCATGAAGCATTACGGCGACATCTCCCGGATGAATGGTGGCGAGATTGAGCCTGTGGACATTATCACCTTCGGTTCGCCCTGCACCGATATGTCCATCGCCGGCCGCCGTGCCGGATTGGAGGGCAAACAGTCCGTCCTCTTTTATGAGGCGATACGAATCATCAAAGAAATGAGGTGTAAGACCAATGGAAAATATCCGAGATGGATCTGCTGGGAGAATGTCCCCGGCGCCTTCTCCTCAAACAAGGGTGAGGACTTCCGGGCAGTCCTCGAAGCAATCATCGGCGTTGTCTGCGAGGGCACCCAGGTGCCTATGCCTGAAAAGAACCGATGGCCCTACGCCGACCTATACATGGGAGACGGATGGAGCGTTGCGTACCGCACTCTTGACGCACAATATTGGGGAGTCCCCCAGCGAAGACGCCGCATCTACCTTGTCGCAGATTTTGCAGGTGGGAGTGCCGGAGAAATACTATTTGAGTCCGAAGGCGTGTCTGGGTATTCTGCGGAGAGCTTCCGCGCGTGGCAAAGAGCTGCCAGAGGTGCTTCGCCTTGCGTTGGAGCGACAGGCTTCGACGGGTACAACGGAGATCTGACTGGGGATGTGAGTGCGACCTTGGGTGTGAACTGTGGCATGAGTACTGGGCGAAACGGTATCGTGCTGAACGACCAGGGCGGCAATCGTATGGATATCACCGATGAAGTGACCTGCACCCTCCGTGCAGAATCACACCATCCTCCCTGTGTTATGGATGCCCCAGCAGTCATTCCGCTGGAGCATCATCCCACTGACAGCCGAATCAAGATCGAGGAAAGCGATGCGATACAGACCTTGACCAGCCGAATGGGGACCGGCGGTAACAATGTGCCACTGGTGATGTCCGATGAGGATGCCCCTGTTACGCTGAAAATCCGAAGCGGCTGCGAGGGCGGTGGTAAGGGCGCTCTACTCCAGGAGAACAAGTCGGCGACTCTTTCCTGCAACAATGACCAGACGGTCTTTGTGCCGAAAGCCTATGGCATCTGCTCCAAGGACAGCAATGCCATGAAATCCGACAATCCCCACAGTGGTGTGTATGAAGCGGATACCTCACGCACCATAGACCGTGGCGGCGGCAACCCCACCTGCAACCAGGGAGGCATCGCCATCGTGGAAAGCTATGCTCTGCAAGGCTCTATGATCGGTCGTGAGGATAAGAACGGCCCACAGGGCGATGGCGTGAATAAGGATGTTTCCTTTACGCTCAATACCGTAGACCGCCATGCCGTATATGCCATGACCACCGGGTATTACGCCCAGGTGTCCAAGGAACAGGCACCGACCTTGCTTTCCAGGGATTATAAAGATGCCGCCATCATAAACGAACCTTGCTACGGCATTGATCGCTCCGCTTTCAACCAGGGTATGAATGCCCAGTTCAGCCCTTCCTTTGAAGAGAAACTGTCACCTACGCTGGTAGCGAAAGGCCCCGGCGCAGCCCTCACGGGATACACCGTCCGCAGGCTGACACCGACCGAGTGTGCAAGGCTCCAGGGCTTTGCCGACTGGTGGTGCAGTGACCTTGGGGTAGAGAACCCGTCCGAGGAGGAGATCGACCGCTGGGAAGGTGTGTTTGAAACCTTCCGTCAGCTGACCGATACCAGCAAGAAGCCCAAGACCAGAAAGCAGATCGCCAAGTGGCTGAAAGACCCCTATGCCGATGCCGCCGAATATAAGATGTGGGGCAACGGCGTGGCTCTGCCCTGTGTTTATTTCGTCCTGTCCGGCATCGTCTGGGCAGCCGAAAAGGACTGAAAATAAAGATGGATTTCGCTCAGAATTGACTTGCTATTTCATCGTTTTAGAGCAATATATGGTAGTACCAAAAAACAAGGAGGTACATACCATGACCATTCAAACAAACGCAACTGACCGCAAGAAGCTGGCGAAATCCATCGCCGAATTTACGGGGAACGAGATCCACTACATGGGTCCCCCGACCTTTGCCTACGCTGTAGGCAATTACATCATTGACCGAGCCGGAGTCATCACTTCGGAGTCGGAGGAAGGAGAAGCAGAATTGAGAACCCATTTGGAAACCCAGGGCTTCCTGGACAGGGAGATCACGGAACTGGCAGTTTCGGTCCCTCTGCTGGATATGGATGCAGAGGCAATGAAACGGCTGGTGTTCATGCTCCACAGCAAGCAGTACCTTTTGAACAAGGCGGTTGGCTTGCCCTGCTTCGCCGTCAGCGAGGCTTTGGTGGATGCCTTGGAAAACAACCCACCTGCGAACAAGGCGGCGTTCCTCGCCCTTTGTGCCGAACACGAGAGTAAGGGCATCGCTTTCGATGATGAGAAGGTGACCATCACCTTTGCCAGCACGGGCGATACCGATAAAGACCAGGCTTTTACCTACCTCGTCCCTATCATGGTGAGTAAAGCCAAGGAAGCCAAGCGAATCAGCCCCAAGGAACTGAAGCCGGAGAATGAAAAGTATTATTTCCGCACCTGGCTCATACAGCTGGGCCTTGGTGGAGCGGAGCCCAAAGCCTACCGCAATACGCTGATGGCTGGTCTGAAAGGTCACTCGGCATTCAGAACCGATGAGGCCGCGGACAAGTTCAAAGCCGACCAGAAAGCCAAACGAGCTGCGAAAAAGGCAGCCATGCTGGAGTCTGAGGATGAATAAAAAGCCCGTAATCTACACAATTATCCGGCGTGATATTTGTGTAGATTATGGCTCAGAATTAACTTGATAATATGTGCTTTTAGAGCGAATATGTCACTACCGAAAGGGAAAACACACATCGCAAAGAACCGAAAGGAAGGTACATATTATGAACGAAAGAACCAGAATCCAGATTGAAGAAATGAAGAAGCAGACCATCGGCGTTGAGGTCGAGATGTACAACATCACCAGAGAGAAAGCCTGCCGCACCATCGCAGCCTACTACGGCACGGAGAACACAGTTCGCTACATCGGCGGTACCTACAAGGCTTGGGCTTGCAAAGACAACCAGGGCAGGGAATGGAAAATCACCAGAGACTCCAGCATCTACGCCGACTGCGATGATGAAAAGACCGAGATGGGAACGCCCATCCTGCGCTACAGCGACATTGAGGATTTGCAGAAAATCATCCGCAACCTCCGCCACGCAGGAGCCAAGAGCGACCCCGCCCATATGTGCGGAGTCCACATCCACATCGGACTGGGCGAACACAGCCCCCAGACACTTCGCAACCTCGCCAACATTATGGCAAGCCACGAAAGCCTTCTGATTTCTGCGCTTCGCCTCGACCGCAACCGCATCAACCGCTACTGCAACACGGTCAACAAGGATTTCCTTGCTAAGCTGAACCGCAGAAAGCCCCAGACGATGGATGCCCTGGCTGACATTTGGTACGATGGCTACCGATACGAAAGCAGAAACCAGCATTACAACAGCAGCCGCTACCATATGCTCAACTACCACGCCTGCTTCACCCACGGCACGGTCGAGTTCAGATGCTTCCAGTTTGCCAACCCCAACGAGGAACGCCGAGGCGGACTTCACGCCGGAGAACTGAAAAGCTACATTCAGCTTTGCCTTGCACTGAGCCAGATGGCACAGATGGTCAAGACCGCCAGCCCCAAAGAACCCCAGGTTGAGAATCCCAAATACGCCATGAGAACCTGGCTCCTTCGCCTCGGCTTCATCGGTGACGAGTTCGCAACCGCCAGAGAACTTCTGACCAAGAACCTGGACGGCGACACCGCCTTCAGACACGGCAGAAACGCTGCTTGAAGGATTTAGCCTCAGGCCCCCTTCCGACCGCTTCGGCGGTCTTAAGGTGGTAGGAGGGTGAACCCTTCAGAAAGGATGAATCGCATATGAAAGAAAAATACTACCTTGCATACGGCAGTAACCTGTCGATTGCCCAGATGGTGCAAAGATGCCCCTACGCAGTGTATGTGGGCAAGGCAACCATCCCGGACTACCAGCTTCTGTTCAAGGGAAGCCAGTCCGGCAGCTACCTTACGGTAGAAAAGAAGGAAGGCTCCAGCGTTCCTGTGCTGGTCTGGAAAATCACCGAGTACGATGAAGCAAGGCTCGACCGCTACGAGGGGTATCCGACCTTCTACTACAAGGACACCATGAATGTGGAAGTGTTCTCCCTGCTTGGCGATGTGAGCCTCGGCCGTGTGGATGCCACCATTTACATCATGCACGAGGAAAGGAAACTGGGAATGCCATCCCTGCATTACTATGAAGTCTGCCTGGACGGATACGCCCATTTCGGCTTTGACCCCAGCTTCCTGGAAAACGCCCTCACGGACAGCGTGGGTAAGCGTTACGCTTCCAAGCTGCTCAAGGAGGTGGGTCTGAATGAATAAGGGATTTGCCGACCGAAAAACAGTGGATTGGCTCCGTAAGGAGTATCCGGCTGGGACCAGAGTAAGGCTTCTTTCGATGGAGGATGTCCAGGCACCGCCAGTCGGAACGATAGGAACGGTGCAAGGCATTGACGATGCCGGACACATCTTAATGTCCTGGGACAGCGGTGGCAGTCTGAACCTGGTCTACGGTGTGGATGGCTTTGAGAAAGTTGCCACAATGAGCGATAAGGTGCGTGACCAGATTCTGGCGGTCAGAGCCACCGGGCGAACCAATATGTTCGACACCAATGCGGTGCAGGTCATTGCCGATGAGATGCATTTCTACGATTTGGTGGTGTTCATCGAAGAACACAAAGACAAATATGCCCGCTTCATTTTGACGGGCGAACAGGAATAACAATACGAGGGCAGCTCCGATTCCGGGGCTGTTTTCTCTTTACCAAGGCTCCGAAAGGGGTCTTTTTTGATGCCATTTTTGCGAAAGGAGGTGGGCTGGATGGCACAGCGAGGAAGAAAACCAAAACCTACGGCACTGAAGGAACTGGAAGGAAATCCGGGTGGCAGACCCCTAAACCATAACGAGCCGAAGCCTGCCAAGA